CATCTTCCATCATGCGAAGTTGGTTCAAAGGCTTATACGCTTTATGCAGGTGAGAAAGAACAATAGTGTTACGTTCATTCAGCACGCCCGAGTTACAACTAATGATAGAATCCTTAGCAATCTTGAGGCCCTGAATAGAGTCGATTGTACCAAGAGTATTCGTCACAGTAGTAGCATCATACCCACGCTCTGAGAACATATAGTATTCGTTCTTCAACTTTCTAAATGCGAATTGAGAACCAGGTGTTACCTTCTCTTTTTCAAACTCACGCACTTTTCTTAGTTTACGAGGATCGACATAGCGCAACTCAATAATGCCACGCTTAGGGGAAGTCTCATCGATCATCACATGATAATGAAGTCTTCCATCGACATACCAACGAGTAAAGATCTCATAACCCTGATTACTAAAGTCGAGAAGCTTTAGTACGTTATCAAACTCTTCACGAATCTTTTTCTTGATAGAGTCTGGCATTTCTAAGTCGTCAGTCACACATTCAACCGGAGGCTTGTCGTCAGCAATAGTAATTGCTTCGTTAACGATATCGTCTACCGCCGCTTGAACCTCTGGTTGTTGCAACATTGAACGATATCTGTTAACAAGTTCTGCTTCAGTCTTCGCGGTGCCATCAAGATCAACAAAAGTACTCTGCGAACCGCCGGAAGCAATAGATACCGCACCGTCGTCATTAATAGGTTCAGCAAAGGATCGCACTGTATCCTTTGCTTCTTCTTTACGCTTGATCTCAAAGCCAAATAGCTGCATTATAAATTCCTTTTCCTGTGGTTACTGGCTTAGCTATTAAGCACGAGTGCCAGCATCCCCAGTAATTCCACCACTAACTTCCCACCAATCGTACTGAAATGTTACGCTAAACTCTTCAATGCGGTCCGTGTCTTCCCATGACATATCGATTGCTGATACTTCAGTTGGGAATAAACCGTTGAAGTTATATACACGAAGTGGAACACCAGTTTTAGAGTACTGTGTGATTTGCGCTTGAGTTTTATACTGAAGCGGTGATGCACTACCAAGAGCAGTCACGTTACCCTGGTGCGAGTTAATTGCTGACATCCAAGACTCCATAGCATTTCTGATAAGGAAGTCTTCGTCGTTGATTACAGTTACAGTCCATGGTTCGAAAGTTCTGTCACCAGCAATTTTGATCTTGCGGCCGAAGTATGGAACTTCGACCTGACCAAGAGTTGAACCTGGAAGCTGAGCTGCCTTAATCATGAAAGGAACCTTGATGTCAGCAATGCCATTCACTGGATTCGTGATTTGGACTTGGAAGAGCGTACTCTTCGCTCCTCCAAATGTTAGTTGTGATCTAAGGTCATTAATATTGAAAGCCATTTATTATCTCCTTCTTTCTGATATTTATACCTTAGCGCTGACCAATGATTTCTTCAAACTCAACACCGCTTCTAACAGCGACAAAGTTAAGTTGAATGAAGTTGATTGCACGTGCTGGCTTGATGTAGATATCACCGACAAATTCGTTGCGATCAATAACTTCCGAAGTGTTATTTGTTTCGTCACAAACAACTTTAAAGTCATAGATACCACGGCGGCCTTGTACGTCGCGAAGGAATGGCTCAACTAAGTTTCTGAACTGTGCACGAGTAAATTCATCATTGAACTCGAACAATGTTGAACGAGATGCGCGAGAAATTGCTTTCTCAAGAACAATGAATAGACGACGAACGTTAATACGATCAAAGGCAGATGGTCTTGCGAGGTGAGTCTTATCACCAAAGAGAATCGTACCCTGACCAGGTTGAGTGATTACTGGATTGATTGCGTTCTTATATAGTTCATCACGATCTGCTTTCTTAGGATTGTAAGCTAGCTTAATGATGTTCTTTACGCTGCCGCGGCTATAACCTGCTGGAGAGAACCATGGATCACGAGTAGAATCAGTTCTTACACAAAGACCAGCAATATCACCATTCAAAGGTGTGTAGATATAGCGGTCGTTGTAGCGGTCGTAGCGATACTTATAGCCCGAGTCAAGAATGATGTATGACGAATCTCTAAGGCTACCTGAGAACGTCATAACGTCTGCAAGTTCATCACCTACGTTATCTACAACATCTGCTCTTTCTGGAGAAACAAACAGTACACAATCTTTTCTTACATCGATGATATTATCTGAGATGTAGTTTGCAAGTTCTGTTCCGTTTGATGTACCCACTGATTTACCAGTAAGGATAAGCGACACATCAATATCTTCTGGAGAAACAAATAGATCGTATCCAGCGGTTAACGTTGCGACAGAGACTGCACTTTCAGATGCACCGGGTGTACCACCGACAAGGTTTTCGTCAAGCGTAGTTGATGCGCCGGAAGAAGCAAGAGTTACTGCCGCAGCATCAGTCATATTGATGTACTTTGATTTCTGATTGATTACTTCAACAAGATAGTTCGTTGAGCCATCAGCGTTCTTTGCGGTATTTGCAGTCGCAAGCGATTCATATACCTCAAGCGCAACGTTTGCTACAGCATCCATAACCACGACGTTAAATGTATTAGTTGCTGGAGTACGAAGTCTATCTGCGTAGTATTTAAAGCTTGTAGTACTGAGAGTTGAAGTATTACCGGTTGCGCCAACAATAATCACTGCTAGGTTATTACCATAAGCACCTTTGTATTTAGCACTGATTGAAGCATCAAAATCTGAGTTAGCGTCAGGCGATGCGGCAACACCATCTGAAACACGAACTACATACAGCGAGTTGCCGTAAGCAAGAAAGTCTGCAGCAGTAAAGAATGTTTCTTGGTTGAAGCCAGAAGTTGGCGTGCCAAAACGATTGACTAGATCAGTCTCTGATGTAACCAATGTTGCGACATCAGTTGGACCCCATGTGAAAACACCGGCAATTGCACCGGTTGTAGACGACACCGCAGGCACAACTGTTGTTAAATCAATCTCAGATACATTGATTCCTGGACTTAGTTGAAATGCCATATTGTTATCTCCTTTTGTGAGCATTATTTTAGAGAATTGTTCTTTCTATTTATAAGAATAGCAATTACCAATCACTTAACCACGCGTCTCGCGGAGGCATCCTTACTTCTTCTACATGCTCAATGTCGTCATAGGTGAAACCAAATGGTAGCAACTCATCCATAATTTGTTCATCAGTTTTTTCTCGCAGCCTCATCATAGTGTTGATGTCGGTAATTTCTTTAAAAAACGTCTGTGTGGTTAACCAAGCAAATAAAACTAGACCCATGACTAAATCATCATGACACCCGGCTTCTGCTTCATATGAAACACCTTTACGTGAGAACGTTGATAATTCATTAATCGTACTAAAGTCTACAACCTGAAGTTGTTTTTGTTCACATAACAGTTTGAGGACAGAACAACCCATCGACTTTACTTGTTTCGTAGTACGTATACCTTTATCTACGTTTGATCCAAAACCACCAGAAATTCGTTTACCAGATCTACCGGCTGATTCAGTATATAACAGAGTCTCAACTTCAAAGTCAAAGTGCAGAGTATCAGAAACTTGACCGCCAATATCGTTGATTTCGATGAGTACGTACGCATCGTTGTATGACTTAGTAGTCCTAAAAATCACGTCTGCGTAATCAACCGGTGTTACAAAGTTATTGCGGTATGTTGCAACTTGTTTGTAAGGCATACTTGATACATCGATAATGTGGAACGCCGAATAGTCTAATCCTTTGCCACGAGAGACGTCTGCGATACAAACATACGTTTTTCCTCTTTCTGGTCTCTCGTAAACGGCAAGGCCTTGTGACTCATGCAGTGGCTCACGATAAGATGATTGAAGATACTTGAGTGTAGCGCCGTCGATAAGAGTGCCCGACGAACCAAGGAATTGGCACTCGTATTCTTGAGAAAACTTTTCTTGGTCGAAGTTAAGCGCCTCAAGAGTCTCTTGCTTCCATGCCTCACCGCGACCAGGTACAAGATCCCATGTGACTTCAGTATATTGATAACCGTTTGTGCCTTGCTTTGCACCTTCACAGATTTTAAAGAAGTGGTTAAGACCGTTTGGTGTAGAAGTCATGAGTAACTTAGTTTCAGTACCAGATGAGATAGTAGGATAAACTGAAGCGAAGAATTCATCGTATCCTTCCACGAAAGCACACTCATCAATGTATAGAAACGCAATAGACTTACCACGAATTGAACTTGATGTAGTCGTACCTGCGTAAACCTTACATCCATTCTCAAGTTCAATCGAATTCTTATTCCACTCGACAATACCGTGTTGCATCCACTTTGGCAAGTTTTCATATGCGAGCTTGACTCGTTCTAGAACTTCCTTTGAACCTTCGCCTTTATTTGAAAGAATACCAACATTTTTGTGTTCATTGAAGATAATATAGTGTAGAATGATAGCGACAGCGGTGGTAGTTTTACCAGCCTGACGAGCAGTAAGCACAGCAACACGACGATTGTTGAAGATCTTCGTGGCGATATCTTTCTGATAATCGTACATCTGAAGTGGAATCAAACCACGGTCGACGTGTACAATTTTGATATAGTTCTCAGCAAAGTAAATAGGATCCATCATACACTTAGCCATTTCAGCTAGTTGCTCAGAAGTCCAATTTTGTTCTTGACCGATTCTTTTGAGAAGGTTGTTACCTAAGTAACCCTTCTCTAATTTAGGAGTTTGGTTGTCCATTTTTCCTCATGTCTGCTAAAACCTTCAGCAGATCATGTGTAGTACCGACGAATAGATTGTTATTTGTCACGTTACCACCAGATCCACTCTGAGGTTCATCATTATTCTTTTCTTCTTCAACTTTTTTCTTTGATAGTTGAACGAGTTCTTTATTAGCATCAACAAGAGTTTTCATTGTCGTAGCTAATACCTCGTAAGCACGAGGATGTTGCGATTGAGTGGCTACACCAAGCAGTTCTTCAAGCGCAGCTGTTCCTTTCTCAATCACATGATACATGTTTTCGCGAGCATAGTCGTAATCGTTTTCTGCTTGTTCACCGCGTGTTAAAGGCTTCTCTGGTTCTTTTGGAAGATTCGATGATAGCTTCTTTGAAAGATGAGAAGCATCAGGTGACATCTTTTTTACGACAGGTTTGTCTTCAACAATTTCTGCATCTTCGACTGCACCAATAGGAGGTAAGCCGAGGTACTTTCCGAGTACATCTTTAGTCATTTGGATCCACTATTTGCACTATGTACGCCCAATCATCATCTATGTTAATAGCAGAATAAGCTACAGTTTGGTTAATGTCTGTTGTAGGCTGACCATTTGCGGTTAGGCCTGGTTGCACGGTGATTCGCGAAATAGGATCTTCCGCAGTCATTGTAGAGTAAATGTTAGTATTCGCGAATTTAATAATCTTGCGTTGACTTACTGGGCCGTAATAATAGCCCTTCAGTGTAAAGTTAAGAGTCCATATAATAGCTCTTCGCTCTTCATAAGAACCTTCGTAGGTATCTTCTACATTAATTGAATTCAACACAATCGGAATATCTACAATAGCATCCATTCCATCAACTAACTGTGCAGTAACAGTAAATTCTGGTTTAAAGAATGGAAGAATTTGCTCAATGATCTTTGTGCCGTCTTCTGCGTACTTGACCATAATATTGAGTTGAAAGTCAAGATCATAAGGCGCTGGTGTAAATTGACTTTTTACGGCGCCGTCATTGTTTGCGATCCCCTTCACCGAATAAGTCATAGGTGTTAATTTACGTTCAGGATCGTAAGTCATGGATGTCATTTCGAATGACATACGTGGTAGTCGAATAGCCGGAGCAGTCAGATCAGGATCCTGTTGAATACGTGCGAGGAATCGTTCCATTGGTCCGTAGTTCAATGGTACCTTCATTGCTTGAACGACTGTACCGTTAGAGTCTCTTCTATCAATTGTAATATCATTGAAGAGCGTACCAAATATTGCTACGTACCGACGAGTTGTTTGATTGTAAAATTGAGTACCGAACATTAGTAGATATCATCCCCGAATGGATTTGCCTCGGTAAAATCTAGAATAGTGTTTGCCTCAGTTTCAATTGTGAAGTTATCTGCAAGAGGATCGAACAGATCAATCGCTTGAATCGAGGTATTTGAAGTCGTCTTAAACTGATTTGCCCAAGTATCGATCTCTAGAACACCAGTATTGAATCTTTCATTTGAATATTCAAAGAGTTCAACTCGAAGATCGTAAGTCTGAAGTGAACCCATCTGATAGAAGATAGCTTCATGCTCGACATGTTTGATTTCAAAGATCTTATTATTCAACGGGAAGTAAATCAGATCGCCTTCGTTTGGTCTAACTTTTTCATTGAACAACGCTACGTCTTCAAGGAATTTTCTCATCGAGATCGTTAGAGTCATTGAGTCATTAATCTGTAAGCCAAACTTACTCAAGAAGTCGCCATCACCTTGGAATCCTTCGACGTTCTTGATGTACATTTCAACCATGTAAGCATTATCGTAATATGGAAGATCATCTTCATTCAGAAGATCGTCAAGCGCACCAAACTTGTGAGGAATATACCAGACATCAATACCGTGTATACGAATACTCTCGATGATCAGGTCTTCAATAAGACGCTGCTCACCCGAGTTCGTAAAGTTTGAAAAATAAAAATTTGTTGCCACTTCATTATCCTACAAGGTCATGAACAGGAAGTGAGTAAGAACTAATCATCTCTTGTTCCATTCGCTGGATTTCTTCTTGAGCGTCTTGAAGAATTCTTTCACCGTTAAACTGCACATTTCCAGGAAGACTCATGCCAACGAATTTGGTAAGGTTTGAACCCCACTGATACTTAATTTTAGCCGTGGCGTAGTTCTGTAACCAGCGATCTTTCCAAACGTCAGCATACACAGAAGGATCCACAACTTGGTAGCATTCATACACAATAAAATCACCGACTTCAATCTTATCTTTATTCATATCAATGTATAGCTTATTCATATGACGATTATAACGTATTGGCTGACGACCAGTTAAAATCTCTTGCATGAACGCAAGATGTTGGAACGACATATAATAATTGAGTAGGTCATAGTTTACAAACTCATGAAGGTTATTAAGCACAAATTGGTATGTCGCGCTAAAGATTCCAGAGCCAGTCAAGTTACCTTGAATCGGGAACAAGTTTACGACACCAATGATGTTATCGGCAACCGGCACATATCCGTTGTCTTTATCTTCTTGAGTGATCTGACGTCTAACATACATCTTCTCGGTGCCATCAAAGTGATAGTCCCAGTAATATGTAAGTGCTTCATCAATGCGATCACTGACTTGATCGTCATCAACGTTGATTTCAATAACAGGCTTACCTAATTTGCGTAGGCACCATTCTTTAAATTCTGTTCTAGTTGTCGGCTGTGCCATGTAGACCTCCTGCTTTAGGAGTATTTATAGTTTAATCATTGTGGTAGGTAACATCGTACTATCTTACATCTGGTAGATAGATTTTTCTATAGATTTATTCTGTTGAATCGTATTCAAAACATTTTGTATTTCGTCTTCGCTGAATGAGCTATAACCACTACATTGCAAAGTCACAGTTTGTAGCGCAAAGTACGCTTCTCTATCTGTGTTGTACAATGTTTCGAGTTGAGAAACTGTATATCTTTGCCCGATAAACTCTAACACTCGATTTTTGAGAGGAATATT